AAGCGGTATTACTCGTATGCAAGACTATGAGCTTGTAATAACTCCTGAGAGTACTAACATAGCTAAAGAGCTAAACAATTACATATACGCTGACAAAGGTTCTAAGCTGTATGTAGATAACTACAATCACGCAATAGACGGTGTAAGATATAATGTAATATATCACTTAGACAATCCGAACGCTGGTAAGTATTACGTGCAGTAAACTAAAAACAACAAATTTCTATTATATAACAGATGAAAGTAAAAGTTAAAAAGAAAGGTAAGGTAAAAGAGTTTAAATTGATTAGTAGTTGGGAAGATGTGACTCTTGAGAAATGGTTACAACTTATTGATTTTGAAACAGGCAGTAAGACAGAAGAAGCAACAGAAACAATAGCAGCATTATCTAATATTCCTAAGCAGTTAGTTAAGGAATTAGCTTTATCAGATGTAGCAGTAATAATGAGTAGGATAGCAAAGCTACAACAAGAGCAAGATAAAAAGCTAAAAAGGATAATTGAAATAGATGGTATTGAGTACGGCTTTCATCCTGACTTAGACAGTATAACATTGGGAGAGTATGCAGACATAGAAACTTTTATAAAGGACGGAATAGAAAAGAACTTACCTGAATTGATGGCTGTTCTTTATAGACCGATAAAAGAAAAGAAGAATGATATTTATATTATTGACGCTTACGATGGAAATATTCGGCTTAGGACAGAAGAAATGAAAAAGATGTCAGCTCAACAAGTGCAAAGTGCATTGGTTTTTTTTTACACTTTAGGGAAAGAGTTGTCAGAGATTTTGCCATTGTATTTGATGGAGAGGCTGAAGGAAACGAAGATGCAATAGCAACAGAAAGCTTTGCAGAGAAGTGGGGATGGTTTGGCGTGATGTATAGATTAACAAATGGAGAGATTGTAAACTTAGAAAGAATAACGAATTTAGGACTGTTAGAGTGCTTGACTTGGTTAAGTTATGAAACAGATTTAAACTCACAAAATAAAGTAAAAAGAAATGGTAAACAATAAAAGCTATAATAATGTAGTAAACACTTTGCTAAGGTTAGGGGAATTTCACAATCAGATAAGCACAACTTCTGTAGGTGATATATACGACCTTAATCTGGAGAAGATGGAGAAGTTTCCAATAATGCACATAAATCCTACTTCAGTTACAACAGGAGATAGTCAATTAACTTATAACTTTCAAGTATTTGTTATGGATTTAGTTTCAGAGAAATCAGATTGGCAAACTAGACAGCACCAACTTTTAACTAAACTTGTAGATAGAGAGAACAACGAGCAAGAAGTATTTAATCAAACTCTCGGTATATGTACAGACATTATTAGTATGCTAAGACATAGTTCAAGACAATCAATAAGTCAAGTTGACGATATAAACGAGCCTATGTATTTTACGCAAGACCAATTTACTATAGAACCTTTTCAAGAAAGGTTTGATAACTTATGTTGCGGATATGTTTTTAGTTTAGGTGTATTAGTACAAAACGATTTTCAAACTTGTAATATTCCTGCTAATACTAAAGGTGCAGGGTACTAATGATAAAATTTAAGATAGGAAGATTAATAGTTCAAATAGGATGGAAAAAATTTAAAATAACATTAAAGCTATGAAGTACGAAGACATATTAGAAAAGCTAGAAGCAATAAGTATAGAGCTTGAAAGTTACAGCGACTATCCTCAAGCAGCAACTAATAATGCTAAAAGAGCAAGAAAATGGAAGGAAGAAAACGGAAGCACTTGCGGTACTAGGGTAGGTTGGACACGTTCAGCACAGTTAGCAGACAGAAAGCCTATCAGTAGAGATACAATCGCAAGAATGGCATCATTTAAAAGACATCAACAATATAAAGATGTACCATACTCAGAAGGTTGCGGTGGTATTATGTGGGATGCTTGGGGTGGTTCTTCAGGTGTAAATTGGGCAATAAATAAACTTAAACAAATAGATAAAAAATAAAATGGCAGACTTAACAACAACAATCACAGAAAATGTCGTATTAAACGGCTCAGTAAGAGGTTCTACAAACACTTTAACAACAACAGGTATTGTAGATGTATTTGAAAGAATACTTACTTGTACACATTCACAGACTACAACAGTAGCAGTATTTAATTCAACACCGCATGGAGCTGATGGTGCTTTAGATGTAGAAAACTGTAAATACTTAAGAGTTACTAATTTGAGTACAGACCAAGACATGAAAGTAGCTTTTGTAACATCAGCAACTAACTATCAAGTAACTGTAAGAGCTGGCGGCTCGCATATCTTATTTCAAGCTGAAGAAGCATTAATTGGTGAAGAAGATGCAAGCCCAGCCTTTCCTACATTACAAGATTTAGTTACTGTAGAGGTTAGACCTTCAGCAACAACTGATGTTCAAGTAGAAGTATTTGCAGCACTTGTATAATGAAAACAGAAGCTCTTGAAAGATACCTTAATAGCTTTGGAAAACAAGTAGTAAACAGAGCAAAAGGAAACTTACAAAAATCTAAGGGTGGTGGTACTAATTTAGAAAAGTCTTTAAGCTTTAAAGTAGTTACTTCTGCTGAAGGTTTTAGCGTACAATTCTTTATGGATAGTTACGGTACTTTTGTAGATAAGGGAGTTTCAGGAACAGAAGAAAGAAGAAGTTTTAAAGATTATAAAGGTAAGACAATTTCAAGTCCTTATAAGTACACTACAAAGCAGCCTCCTAGCAGAGTGCTTGATAAGTGGATAGTAAAAAAAGGCATAGCACCAAGAGATGAAAAAGGTAGATTTATGTCTAGAAAAAGCATATCTTTTTTAATAGCTAGAAGCATTAAAAGAAAAGGAATACAGGGCATTAGTTTCTTTCAGAAGCCTTTGATGCTAGGTTTAAAGCAGTTCGGTAAAGAAATGCTCGGAGCAGTAAAAGATGATATTATTAACGGATTAACAACAGTAAAATAAATGGCAACAACAATAGAACAAATACCTTTATTTCCTCAGCTTCCTGTAGGTCAAGAGGTAATTTTTGTAGTATCAAATAACATAATAGTAGGTACACAAATAAATGTAAAATTTATAGCTGATGTATATATAAGTAATACAACACCTACTTCACCAACTACAACTTCACTTCCAACAGCTACTTTTAAAACAACACCTAATAATGCTGGAGTAGGGATATTTGATTTTAGGCAAGTAGTTGAAAATTATGTAAGTGCTGATAATATGGCTTTTAATGACAGTCAGTATAAAGGAGTTACAACAACTGATGATACTCCGCATCCTGTTCATTTAATAGATAAATATTCAAGAAATAAAAAATCTGCTAGATGGCTTACTATTCAATTTAAAACACAATACACAGATGCAAGTGGTGATGTTCAAATAGACACACCAACTAACTCAATAGACTATCAATTGTTTAATGCTTACTTAAAATACTCAGACATACTTACAATGGGTACAGGCTCAACTGCTAATAATTTTGGTTTTAGTTTAGGTAATTTTAACTTATCAAGTCCTACTGACAGGTTTTTAACTAATGCACCTGCTACTCAATATGCAAATATAGAAGATTACGGAACTCTTGCTTTTTTAGCTCCTAACAATAATCTAAGCTATATAAAACTAATATATAAGAATAGTGCAAGTGTACAAATAGGAACAGAAAATATACCTAACAATGCAACTAATGGAGGTAATGCTTTTATAACTTCAGAAATATCTAAAAAACTTTTATACTTTGGCTGCTTTCCTGCAAACTTACAAAATTCAAGTAGTTCTTTTCAAGCGTTAGTTTCAGCAGGAACAATACAGGGTGGCTCTATAGTTGTACAAGCGTTTGACGTAGGTAATAATACAATATCAAAAGAATACACTATAAGCTTAAATTGTCCTGACTTAAAAGGCTATGAGTCTATAAGACTTTGTTGGCTTAACCAATGGGGGGTATGGGATTATTACACTTTCACTAAGAAGTCAGCTAGAAATATATCAACTAAAGGCTCTACATTTGAGCAGCTAGCAGGAACTTGGAATGAAGCTTATTATAGAGTAGATAGTTACAAAGGTGGTAAAAAAGCTTTTAGAGTAAACGCTACTGAAAAAATTACAATGAATACAGACTTTGTAAGTGAAAGCGAAAATGTAATGTTTGAAGAATTAATAAACAGTCCTGAAGTTTATATTTTAGATGGCTTTCAAACAGACGGAAGTTTCTCAGCACTTAATCAATATGTAAAACCTGTAAGATTAACAACTTCTAGTTTTGTAAAAAAGACAGTAGCAAATGACAAACTTATTCAGTATTCTTTTGAAGTAGAAAAAAGTAAAACACTAAGAACACAAACAGTATAATGAGTGTACAATTAATAGTATTTCCTCAGACAGCACTTACAAACGAATTTGTAATTGATGGCACAAGCTTTAATACAATAAACACCTCTAGTAGTTATGATAGTAGTGCTACAAATATTATAGATGATACTTTAACTAATGCAGCACCATCCGTATCTAATACTTGGTTTAGATTTAGAAGTACTGCAACAGGAACGCCTACTTTGCCTGGTGAAGTTTCAGGAGGTTTAACTTTATATTCTACAACTACATCTACTTTGTCAGGAGTATATCAAAAGCTTTCAAACTTAGTTATCGGTACTACTTATGAAATAGTACTAAACTTATCTACAACAGGAACAGGATTTGTTATTAATAATATTTATAATGGTACTACAGCAATTGCTCAGTCTATACAAGCAGCAAATCAAAGTCAAATTACTTATGCTTTTACACCTACAACTACAACGCCGATTATCGTTATTTCTTATCTTAATTTTGTTTCTGACAATATAGTTATAAATAATATATCTGTATCACCACAGGGAGTAGTGCCAACAAACACTTATTTAGATTTACAAGATGGGCAAGTTATTTGCGACTTATATGAAGATGAAGACATACCTTTAAGTTTAAGTGTTGATGATTTTAAAAATGTAGCTGAGAAAGTTCAATCATACTCAAAAGCTTTTAATCTTCCTGCTACAAAAAGAAACAATCAAATCTTTGACAATATATTTCAAATAACTAGAACAAACACTGGTATTAATTTTAATCCTTATATAAGAACAAAAGCAATACTAAAACAAGATGGTTTTTTATTGTTTGAAGGATATTTAAGAATGATTGATATTTCGGACAAGTCAGAAGAGGTTAGCTACAATGTAAACTTGTATTCTGAAGTTGTAGCTTTAGCTGATGTGTTAGCTGATAAGACTTTTTCAGAATTAGACTTTACAGAATTAGCTCATGATTACCAAAAGACAAATATTAAAGCTAGTTGGAATAACACAGGAACAGGTATTACTTATCTTAATTCAAGCACTTCAGGATTTAGAGATGCTAACAGTACTGTAAAATATCCTTTTGTAGATTGGACTCATCAAATACTTGTAGGTGGTTCAACAGGAACAGGTGCTACACCTGGTAATCCTGAACTTACATCTTTAGAAACAGCATTTAGACCTTTTATAAATATTAAATATTTAATTAATAGAATATTTCAAGACGTTCCTTTTACTTTTGAAAGTGCTTTCTTTGATACAGCAGATTTTACAAATTTGTATATGGACTTTAACTGGGGAACAGATACAAGTCCTACTGCTGAAAGCCAAATGTTTAATGCTTCTTGGAAATTTGGAACAGGTGCTAGTTCAAATATAGGTACAAGTTCTTATAAAGAATTAAGATTAATTCCTGAAAATATTACAGGGGGTTTAGTTGGCTCTACTGTACCTCCTAATTTTAATACTTCTACTTATGTAATAACTGCTACTACTGACAATGAATTATATAATATTAATTATGCATTTACATTAAAAAATACAGGAGTTTCAAATCAGTTTGTTCAATGTAGATGGTTGCATACAAAAGTATCAGGTATTGTAAATGAAATAGATTTAAACAATTCTTTACTTATTAGTGCTGGTTTTTCTAGTAGTTTTATCGGCGCTTTTCAAGTAGCGTTAGACACAGGTGATACTTTAAAAGCTCAATTTAATGCTGATACTAATATAAGGCAATCAGAAACAGGGTTTAGTTATGCTACTTTTGTGTTATCTAATTCAACTACAACACCAGAAACTTTAAATACACTAAGAGGAGAATTAAGTCAATGGGAATTTTTAAAAGGATTACTGACAATGTTTAATCTAGTTACTTTGCCTGATGAAGATAATCCTAGTAATATTAAGATAGAACCTTACAAAGATGTATTTACTCCTACAGCAACTACAGGTAATACTCTTGTTGATAGAGGTATAACTCATGATTGGACTGAAAAGATAGATGTTACAGAAATGAAGCTGATGCCTTTGACTAATTTAAATAAAAAGACTATATTTAAGTTTATTGAAGATGAAGACGATTTTGCTTTTATAAACTATAAAAGACAAGTTGGTGGTCATTTATACGGTAGTAAAAAATATGACGCTTCAGAATTTACAATCCTAGCAGGAGAAGATGAAATAGTTGCAGAACCTTTTGCAGCTACAGTAGTGAAACCTTTAATGAGTCAGTTACCTAATTTTATTACACCTTCACTTTATTCTATGAGTGAAGACGGAACAACTGAAGGTTTTGACAATAGTCCTAGAATAATGTTTAATAATGGAATAAAATCAACAGGAGCTTCTTATTTTATACCTGCCCAAAATGGTTTAGCTTCAGAAAATCAAACTAACTTTTTACAATTTAGTCATTTGACAGATGTACCTACTATACAAGCAACTACAAATCTAGCAGGTTCACGTGATTTTCACTTTGGAGAATGTCAGTTAATACAGCCTGTAGGCTCAACTGTAAACGACAATCTATTTAATATGTATTGGCTTCCTTATTACTCAGAACTTTACAATCCTGACACTAGAATAATGACTATTAAAGTAAATTTAAGTCCTTCAGATATTAACACATTCAAATTCACCGATAAGGTCTTTATTAAAAACAGAACTTTCAGAGTAAATAAAATAGACTACAAACCTAACGACTTAGCAACAGTTGAATTTATACTAATACCGTAATGAGTAAAATACCTATAATACCATTTTTAAGAGGGTTTGATGTAAAGCCTTTATTGACTTCATTAACTGGAGTTGTAACCTTTACTGATGGAACAAACGAGATAATTCCAAATCAATTACAATGTGAAGCGTACGGATATACTTATAATGAAGTAGATGGTACTTGCTCTATATTTAGCTACAATACAAGTTTAAATAGAAGTTTTATTAATGAAAGTAATAAATTAGAAGGAACAGGAAATACAACTGAAACAGGTACTAACAATACTTACATAATAGGCGAGAACAACACTGTAAAAGGCTTTTCTAGGAATAACATTATAGTAGGTAATCAAAATGAAATAGCAAACGGAGTAAACAATGCTTCAGTCTTTGGAAATTACGGATTAGCAGAGAGAGATGGTGAAGTAGTTATTGGAGGTGGTGGTTTTAGTGGTGCAGGTAAAGGATATGCTCAAAGCTCTACAATTACTTTAACAGGAACAACTACAAACGGTTCTGCTACAAATCTTTTTGTTAATGGCGATAGTTCTACTACAATTATAGCTAGAAGTTCAACTAGTTCTTTTCAGGGCTTTGAAGCGACTGTAATAGGTGTAAGAACAGGTGGTAGTGCAACAAGTGGAGCAGTAAATGATAGAATTTGTTTAAGAGTAACAGGTTTAGTGTTTTTAAAAGCAGTTGACCAATCAAGTACAGATTTAGGTAAGTTCGGAACAACAGGAGGTTGGGCTGCTGAGATGGCATTTAGCGGAACTAACGACATGCAGTTTGCAGTAACAGGAGCAGCTAATATGAATCTAAGTTGGAGTTGTACTCTTAATCTTTATGAATTAAAAATATAAAAAAATGGCAGATAAATTAGTTTTAGAAGCAGAGATAAAATCAAATATAGGTAAAGTATCAAAAGAAACTAAAGAATTGACTAATGACTTTGGTGCTTTTGGTATTACTATTGGAGGTATTAAAGATAAATTTAAAGATGTAGCTAAAATAATGAATAACGGACTTAAACAAGTTGCGTTACAGGCAAAATTAGCAGGAGTAGGATTTAAACAAATGTTTAGCGGTCAGATAATAGGAGGAGCAAAAACGCTATTTACAGTAATTAAAACAGGAATAGCTGCAACAGGAATAGGAGCTTTATTAATTGCTTTTACTTCCTTAGCTACATTCTTAACAAAAACTAAAAAAGGAGCAGAGCTATTAGAAGTAGCATTTGCAGGTGTAGGGGCTGCTGCAAGTGTTATTGTTGATAGAGTATCTAAGTTCGGTGGTGCTATTGTAAAGCTGTTTCAGGGTAATGTTAAAGGTGCGTTAACAGATGTTAAAGGAGCATTTACAGGAATAGGTGAAGAAATTGTTAATGATACTAAACAAGCTATTGCTCTTAAAAAGGCATTTGTAACATTAAGAGATAGTGAAAGAAGTTTAAATGTAGAAACTGCAAAAAGACGAGCTCAAATTGAAGCGTTGAAATTAATAGCTGAAGATGTAACCAAATCAGAAGCAGAAAGACTAGAAGCAGCTAAAAGCGCATTTAAAATAGAAAATGATTTACTTAATAAAAGAGTAGCTAACGCACAAGAAGCATTAAGGCTACAACAACAACAAATGGCGCTTGGTGAAAATACACAGGAAGATTTAGACAAAGAAGCTGAGTTATTAATAAATCTAGCTGATATAAGAGCAGAGTCTACAACAAAACAAATAGAGCTTAATAATAAGATAAATTCTATTGAAGCAGAAGTTGCTGCAAAAAGAAAAGAAAGGTCAGATGCTAGATTACAAGAAATAGAAGACGAAAAGCAAGCACAACTAGATGCAGCAAAAGAATTATTTGACGCACAAATGAAACAAGCAGCAGAATTTGAAGCTAGAGTAAAAAAACTAGATGATGAAGAAAAGGCAAGAATTAAAGCTGTAGAAGATTTTAAACAAGCTACTATTCAAAAAGGTTTTGGTGCAGCAGCAGCAGTAGCAGGAGAAAATGCAGTTTTATCTAAAGGAGTAGCAGCAGCACAAGTTGTATATAATACTCAACAGGGTATAATGGCTGCTATGGGAGCAACTTCTGTAGCTGATAAATTAATACCTTATCCTTTAAGACTAGCAAATGCTATTGCTACAGGTGTAATGGGGGCAGCAGCTTTAAAAAAGATTATGTCAACAAGCCCTAGTAGTGCGGCAGGAGCAGGAGCAGGAGGAGGAGGTGTAGTAGGGGGCGGTTCAACACCTGCAACACCTGCACCTCAAATGATGTCTGGTGCTTTTGAATTAACAGGAGGAGTAGAACCAGAACCAATGAAAGCCTTTGTAGTAACAGATGAAATGACTAACAGCCAAAACCAACTAGCCAATATTAGACGTAGAGCTACAATCTAAAATCAAATAAATACTAACTTAATATATTATATACTATGCCTTGCGAAAAATGTGACAACGGAAAATATAAATTTGGAAAGACAGGAAGCTGTACTTATAACACAATAGCTGAATGTGAAGAAGCTAATAAAGACTATTACGAAAAGACAACATCTATTGTAGAACTAGTTATTGATGATGATAGTCAAGAGTTAGCTATTGACGCAATTAGTTTAGTTACTTCACCAGCAATAGAACAAGACTTTGTTTACTTTGGAAAAGAAAAAAACAACTTGACATTTGCAAAAGTAGATGAAGAAAAAAGAATGATAATTAGCCCTGCGCTTATTCCTAATAAGCAAATCTTTAGACATAATCCTAATACAGACTCAGATTACTATGTTTACTTCAGTCCTGATACAGTACGTAAGGCTTCTGAGTTATACTTAAAACACAACAACCACCATAAAGCAACCTACCAACATCAAGACAGAGTTTCTGGAGTTCTAACTGTTGAATCTTGGATTAAGGAAGGTGACATGGATAAGTCAAAGTTATACGGCTACGACTTACCTAACGGCACTTGGTTTGTTAAAATGAAAATAGAGAATGACGAACTTTGGAATAAAATAAAAGAAGGAGAATTAAAAGGTCTATCAATTGAAGGTTACTTTACTGACAAGATGGAAAAGATGTCACAAAAAGCACCTACAAACGAAGAAATCCTTACAGCACTAAACGAAATAATTAAGCAAAATCAAACAAAGTAATAGTTTATCTATTATATACTACAAACACAACTAAACTAAAAAGAAATTATGGACATTAAAGAACAAATCTTAGTAGCACTTGGGTTAAACAAAACTGAAGAATCAGTAGTTTTAGCATATCAAGCAAAGTCAGAAGATGGAACTATTTTCGTTTCAACTGCTGAGGAATTAGAAGCAGGAGTAGACATTTCAGTTTTAACTGAAGACGGAACTACAATTTTATTACCTGTAGGAACTTACAAAACGGACACAGGAGTATCTTTCAGAGTTGAGGAAGAAGGTATTGTTGCTGAGGTCATAGAGTCTGAAACAGAAGAAGAAGTAGAAGCAGGATATGATGATGAAAAAGAAGAAATGACTGAAGAAGTAAAAGAAGAAGAATTAGCTGAAGAAGTTAACTTTATGTTTCCTGAAACTGATGCTGAGAAAGCAGATTGGGCTAAGTCTTACGAAGAAATGAAAGATAAGGTAGATAATTTAATGGATGCAATTGCTGATATTAAAGAAAGATTAGGTGAAAGAGATACAGATGCTGAAGAATTAGCTGAAGAAGTAGTTGAAGAAACAGTTGAGCCTACAACAAATCCTAAGTCTATAAAAACTACAGAAGTAGTTGAGTTTTCAGCAGAAGATGAATTGACTAAGTTAAAAGAAGAAATCGAAAGATTAAAAACTGAGTTAGCTTCTCAACCTGCATCAGCTCCTTTAGATGTAAACAAGTTCAGTTCAGACAGAAAACCTGTATCAAGAGCAGAATACAACAAAATGACAAGAAGAGAAAAATTCTTACATGATTTAAACAAATAATATAATAACTTAAAAACAAAAAAAAATGGCGTTTACTACAACATCAAACTTTTCAGGAAAAGCAGCAGGATTTTACATTGCAGCAGCACTGAAACAAGCAAACTCTTTAGACTACTTAACGTCTATTGAAAACATCAAATTTAAAAGTAACATTCAAAGAATGGCAGGTTCAGGACTTGTTGCAGATGCAACTTGTGACTTTACAGATGCAGGTACTTTAGCACTTACAGAAAAAGTATTAGAACCTAAAAACTTACAAATCAACTTAGACCTTTGCAAGAAGACTCTTTTAGACTCTTGGGAAGCTTTACAAATGAGAGCAGGAGCAGGCGCACCACCACCAGCAAGCTTTGATGATTATGTAATTTCTTACATGGGTGAAATCATAGCACAAGCAACAGAAGAGAGCATTTGGGCAGGAACTGCTGTAGCAGGAAAATTCAACGGTTTCTCAGGAGCTGTAACAGGTCTTTTATTACCAGGAGTTGATGCAACAGTTGTTCAATCAGCAGCTTCAGCAGCTTACACAGCAGCTAACATTATAGCTAACTTACAAACTTTAACTGCTGACATGGCGGCTAACGTTTCAGCTATCTTAAGAAAAGAAGACTTACATATTTACATGAGTCCTAAAACTTACGCTTTATATGTATCAGCAGTATCTACTTTAGGATATGTTAACGCTTACAACATGAACGGAGACTATGCACCTGTATTTGAAGGGTACAAAATCGCTGTATGTAACGGAATGTTAGACAATTCAGTAATTGCAGCAGAGAAGTCTAACATGTTCTTCGGAACTGACCTTTTAAGTGACGCTACTAGAATCACTTTGATGGACATGTCACAATTAGACGGAAGTGACAACATGAGATTAGTTGCTCGTTACTCAGCAGGTGTTCAGACAGGAGTTGGAGCTGATATCGTAAGACAATCATAATAAAATAAATAATACGGAAGGAGGGGGTAAAACCCTTCCTCCCTTAACCTAAAAAAAAACAAATATCATGGCTTGTACAGCATTAACGAAAGGTAGGGGACTCGACTGTAATAGAATTTCAGGAGGGATAAAGAATATTTATTTCGGAGTTTACGACCAATTTACAGCACCAATAACAACAACAGGTATAGTTGAAGCTTCAGGAGAAATTACTGATATTGAAATGGCTTCTAATGTACTATACAGATACACTACACCTTTAGGGGTTGCTAGTATTTCTGAAAGTATTACAGGTAGTAGAGAGAACGGAACAATTTTCTATACTCCTACTGTAAATTTAATTCTTAACAGACTTACAAAAGAAGACCAAAACCAAATTAAATTGTTAGGACAAACTAAACTTGTTATCTTTGCAGAATTAAACGCAACTTTAGCTTCTAACGGACATAATGTAATAGTAGGACTAGGAGT